ACTATCAGTACCCTTCATTATCCTGAAGGTGTCTGTATTATTATCAATGTGAGTAGCGTGTGTAGATGAGGTAGCTTTATTTATTACTAGGTGACCTCCTTCTGTAGTTGTTTTTGCTGCTAATGACAGATTAGCCTCACTAGGAACACTAGTAGTCCCGATACCTACGTTGCCGTTTGCGTCAATACGCATCCGCTCGGCAGCAGCAGTGGTATCGTAGAACCTTAATGAGCTTGCTCCGTTAGAATTAAAATCTATACGTGGATTACTTCCTGTAAGCTGTACGTCATCTGTAATTAAAGCTTTACCTACAACGTGCAGTTTTTGAGATGGATTCGTAGTTCCAATACCAACGTTGCCATCTCCTAAAATAGTTACTCGGTCTGGGTTAGATACTTGTCCTAGTTTGATAGGATCGCTATCTGTTGCTACAATTCTAAACGCTCCTCCTTGGTAGTTGATATATCCCCTGTCGTTATTAGCACTTCTTTCTACAACAAAACCTTGATTTACAGCTGTGTCGCTTTGGGTTTTAATATGAAGTACAGATACAGGACTAGTTGTCCCAATACCGACATTTCCATCCACAACAAGATCACCACCCATAGACACACTACCTCCCGCTTGAGTAGTCTCAATGTTACCACCACTAGAGATAAAGAACACGTCTTGATCTGTTGGAGTAGTCAACCTCAAGTCACCATCAGAGGCAACAGCTAACTCATTAGTAGCGTTCTCGTAAGTAATGAAGCTGTCCCCACCAGTAGTCTTTAGATGTAGGATAGCATTACCACCTGAGTTGCTTAGAGTAAAGAAGTCGTTAGCAGTACCGTACTCACCGCTTTGGAAGTGGAAGTCGGTAGTTGCTGTAGACATTGCATTGTTGAAGTATGTCTCACCTGTGCTATTGTTGTAAGTGATAACAGTACCTTGTCCTGTAGGAGTGTTCTCATCACGAAGTTCTAGGACTACGTTAGAAGAAGCGTTAGAAGAGCCTACACGTAAACGTGTCTCTGCTGTTCCTACTACGTGGAGTTTGGTTGCTGGACTTTGAGTTCCAATACCCGTACTTCCTTGTATATAAGCATCGCCAGTAACACCTTCAATGTTAAATCTTGAAGTCCCATCTTGCACAAGGTTCATAAGAGAACCAGAACCAGTGTCGTTTAGTTTTAAATAATCGTCTGGAGTAGCCCCACCCGAACCAAATGCAACGCCATATCCATTATCTACAGTAATCCATCCTCCAGCAACATCTAGTTTAGTTACTGGACTTGTAGTTCCAATGCCTACATTACCTGAAGCTCGTATGGTCATTCTTTCTTGTAAAGCAGTACCGCTCTCCGTCCAGAAAGATAGTTTGCTTAACGCACCAGTTGATTCTCTAACACCTTGTATTCTAGCGACAAATCTATCTGCTAGATCGTTAGTACTTGTTCTAAAGTCTATGTTGTAACCACCATTATCGGTTATGTTTGAACCATCAAGCTGTAATAAAGTTTTAGGAGTAGAGGTTACCGAACTGTCATCAATTGAAAGTTTATATCCAGGACTACTAGTGCCAATACCAACGTTGCCTCCGTTAAAATACGAGTTACCGCTTGTGCTTACCTGCACAACATTACTTCCTCCAGATTTTATTAAAAGCACTCCACTGTTCGTACCTGTAGTGGTTAGAGAGAATGCTTGAACACCTAATTGATAGAAGTTTGCAATAGCAGCTGCATTATCGTCTTGATTAACTACTAAGGCAGGTTGATTTGCAACAGTATCTGGATTATCTATATGGAACTTACCTGTTGGACTTGTAGTACCTATACCTACATTACCACCATTTAGATATGAATCACCATTAGCTCTAAACTGTATTTTTTTAACATTTTGATAATAAATACCTTGATACCCTTCGTCAGAAAAATATTGTTCTGCTTCCCATAATTTATAAACTGTACTGCCAATTTTTGTTTTTATATCAATACCGTGCGTAGTATTTGTGCCACCAACTGTTAAGGTTTTATCTGGACTCGTAGTCCCGATACCAACGTTTTGTGAGGAATCAATAAATAGTGCATCCGTAGTAGAAGTTCCTTGAGGAATTCCTGTCTTTACTTGGAAGGTTTGTACGTTAAATTCTAACTGCCTAATATTACTGTTTGTAGAACCCTGATATGTAGTGATTGTTGCGCCACCATCACTATTTGTATCTACCTTTAATCCACCTACAGAGTCTAAAACAATATCTAATTTACTAGAAGGACTCGTAGTACCAATACCAACGTTTTGAGAATTGTCTATTGTAATAGCAGCAATACTATTTGTAGCTAACTTCAATTCTCCATTACCTGAAGAAGCGTTTATCTGATGACCTGCGTGTTCACTCGCAGTATTGTAAGAAGATAGTCTAAGCTGTCTTGTTGCTCCTGATCCAAAGTATGCGTATTCTCCTACTGTTTCTTTGTTAACATCCAAAGTAGCATTTGGTGATCCAGTACCAATGCCTACTTTTATTGTGCCAGCACCTGTATTCTGAAAGTTAACTTCTCTATCTGCACCACTACTCCATCCTATATTTGCTGTAGTTCCATCACTTGATATTCTAAATACACTAGATCCAGTAGTATACATCAGAATTTGAGTAGAATTACCAGATGGTCTTTCTATCCATATTCCGTCAGTAGGTGTAACTGTTCCTGTGTAATCACCAACAAATAAGGCTCCTCCTCTTACGTCCAATTTACTACCAGGACTACTCGTCCCAATACCAACATTGCCACCGCTGTGACCAGTAATTCGCATTACCTCGGTTGCTGCTACTGATGCGCCTCCTCCAGGTGATGTTGCAAATACTAAAGCTCCAGCTGGAACCGAAGAACCCACATCGTTGATACTTTGAATATAAGTAGCAACTTTAGTCCCATTAGGATTGCTAGCATCTTTAGTGTAGAACTCTAACTTTCCAATGTTATCACCAACACTCCAGGTTTTGTCTTCGGTATTTGTAATTCTAATTACAGGTTGCGTAGCAGACACATCTAACTTAGCTCCAGGATTATCAGTACCTATACCAACGTTACCACCCTCAAAATATGTATCACCACCACCGCTAACTCTGAATACTGTTCTCGCATCTGTAGAATCACGAAGAATAAAGTCATCGTTACTTCCTACATACTGAATCCAAGATTGAGCAGCTGATGTATTCGTAAGCATAAATACAGGGCTTCCAGCTTTTGATATCTCAAGCTCTGCATCAGGACTAGTAGTCCCGATACCAACGTTGCCGTCCCCACGAACATACATTCGTGTACTTCCGTTAGAAATTAATTCTAAAATATAAGTTGATGCACTTGCGCTTGTTCCTGCATTAATATAACCTCCATAACCACTTCCGTGTGCAAAAAATGCTGAAGTTGAATTATTTGATCTAAACTTAGTAGCCCAATCATTGGAAGCTCCTTCCACGTGTAATCTATGATCTGGACTATCAGTCCCGATACCAACGTTGCCTAACTTGTTGATACGCATATGTTCTACTGGAGCATCGCCACCTGTCTGTGTAGCAAATCCTAATGCAGAACCACCGTTGCCGTTACTAGTATCCTTTATGGAGCGTATTTCAGTTTTAATTATCTGGTTATTGCTTCCGCTCCAGTAACGACCATTCATCTGTATGATGTTCTGTATGTCGTTTTGGTCTACTAGGGCTGCATCATAATTATTAAACTGTATGAGGGTAGCTCCACTTGTTTTATTTGAACCAACATATAGGTTACTTGTTGCACGAATTTGACCATCAACATCAAGTTTAACTCCTGGATTGGTAATACCAATACCAACGTTACTACTAAACCAAGAATCAACAGTACCTATTACCGCCTTTTCTACATTCTTACCTCTAAACCTAGCAATAGCTCCATCAGAGTTTCCTCTGTTAAATGTGGACTCTCCTGCGTCTACGTATAGTTTAGTTGCTGGAGCAGTTGTACCGATTCCAATGTTTCCTGATTGTTTTACAACAAATAAAGGTGACCAAGTATCATCTGTTGAATCTGCATCTTGACTACCAACGGAAATTTCAAATGCAGCATCTACATTTTCTTGCGCTGCAAGCATCCAGTTATAATGAGTCGCTCCTGTCTCAAAGAATAAGTCTGGAGATGAATTACTAATTCTAAGATTATTAGTTGTAGTGTTACCTCTGTCTGTTACAGACTGAAGCGTATCTTCAATAGTAGAAGTGTCTACTGTAATGTTACCAGAAGCGTCTGACTTTAGATACCCTGCCGTGTATTGAGGAAGCTGTATTGCTCCATCTGACTCAATTACAAGTCCTATATTTGAGGTAGTTCCGTCAACAGTAGAGAAACTCAGTCTCGTAGAGTTTGTAGTACCACTCCAATCTTCTGAAGCCTCCATCCAAATTCTACCCCCTACAACAGAATCAGTACCATTGTGACCTGAGAACTTGATGCTACCAAGATCATTGGTGTCAAATATTGTTTGGTCATCCTTGTGCAACCATAGGTTAGCAGGAGCAGAACCGCTACCTCTAACCATTAGATTCTCAATAAGTGAATCGTGGTTAAATGAAGAGCTGTATGTTAGGTTTGCACCAACGGTAAAGGTATTGCTTGGAGCAGTGTTGCCTATACCTACGTTACCACCATTAGTAATATAGAATCTAGATGATCCGCTTTTTTTAATGTTTACTAAATCTGCTGTTCCGTTGTTATCAAGGTTTAGCATAAAAGTTCCACCGTGATTACCTACAGCAAAGAAAGAACCATTGGTAATCATACCGTAATTATCCGCTGCTGAATAAGAACGTATGTTGCCTCTAACATCTAGCTTTTCATCTGGACTATTAGTCCCAATACCAACGTTACCACCGCTAGTAATGCGCATACGTTCAGTATTGCCCGAAGTTGAGAAAAACCTTAATGCTCCTGAAGAGACGCCATTGTCGTAGTCAATTCTACCATTGGTTTGAGCCAAGATGATATCATCACTGATTTTCATCTTACCAACTACATCTAGTTTCTGTGCTGGGTTGTTCGTTCCTATACCAACTTTCCCACTTCTCATTGTAAGTGTTTGCGTAGCAGTACCACCTGAAATTGTTTGGAAAGTCAATGATCCGTCTTCAGATCCATCTGTTACATCTTCTGCCTTTGCAGTTAAAATAACATATCTAGTGTCCTGACTTGCATCATTGTATCCTCTAAAATCTAAAAGACCTAATTCTTCACCATCCGCAGGAACTGCGTTGTGTTTAAATTGTAACCAGCTTCTATCACTAGAGGCAGCTCCAAATAACATCTGTGCATTACCGTCACTAACGTCTAACTTAGCTCCAGGATTAGTAGTGTTAATACCAACGTTACCAGATGAATTAATCATCATTGGATATGTAGACTGTCCTACATTGTGGAAGTAAAGTGAGTCTGTATTTGTGTAAATGTTAAACTCGCCAGTTGCGCTTGTAGTTCTCTTTAGTTTAAGCTGTGTATTAGAAGTAGATACCTCAATGTTTAAACCACCAGTCATCGTATCACCAGTAACAGCTACAAAGTCTGTTGAAGAAGAAGAGGGGATGTAACTAGTTTCAATGACGTTTCCGCTACTATCTACAGCTAATGCATATGCAGCTGTGCCTGTGAAGGCGTTGCTTCCGTATTCGTTTAACTTTATCTGACCGTTAGTCGCTATTGCAAACTTTTCGGTTAATGTCGTACTGCCAAATGCACCAGAGGTGTATATACCAATATTACCAGATTGGTCTGTTAAATATCTTGATACAGGATAAGCTCCTTGATACATATCAATGATACCACCTCTGTTTGAACCTTCTAATCTAAACGAAGCGTAAGAATTGCTTGCGGATTCTTTTAAATGCAGCTTTTCAATTGGACTAGTAGTTCCAATACCAACGTTACCACCATCGGCTACAAGGGTTGTGTAGTTTTCCGAGTTACCGAATGCTGCTTTTCCGTTGCCTAGATTACCAAAATAAGCATACCCGTTACCACCTTGAACAAAAGATACTTGATTAGAACCGCCATCTGATGTTACAAAATAACCACCTCGTACATCTAATTTTCTAGAAGGACTAGTAGTTCCAATCCCAACGTTGCCTGAAGTATCAATCCGCATACGTTCTGCTGCTCCTGCTACAAACTGTACAGTGTCGTCATTTGGTAAGTATACGGAAGCACCAAAGTCCTGATTGCCCATCGCAGCTCCAGATGCTCCTCCTTTAATGTAGAAGTACCCGTTTGTGTAATGTGTAATACCAGCTACAGGGATACTCCCGCTCTGTCCTAATTTTATTGCTCCACTTACCTCTAACTTAACGGAAGGACTAGTAGTCCCAATACCAACGTTACCGTTAGCAAGTATACGCATCCGTTCAATATTGTTGCTAGTAAATCCAAAGTAGTGGTTTGTTTGTGTTCCAATATAACCTCCATTACCATCAGAGTAGAAGTGGGATTTAACACTTGCTCCATTGTTCGCAGTGTAAATAATACCACCTCCTCCAGTAGATTTACCTTGAACTTCTAATGTAGACCAAGAAGCACCGACAGCTTGAGGACTAGTAGTGCCGATACCTACGTTACCTGAAGAATCAATGGTTAGCCTGTATGCAGAACTTGTAACGTCATATATTGATAATCCATTACTGTCTACTCCCAAATTCCAAGTTCTTCCGCTTAGTACTCCAGTTCTTTTTAGGTTTATTCCAGTTCCGTCAAATGACTGGTTTCCCACAACGGTTAAAGTTGCTGTAGGATTAGTAGTACCAATACCTACGTTACCTGCTGAGGTGATACGAACCTTTTCAGAGTTGTCTACTTTAAACTGAATAACACTATTACTATCTGAATTATTTGCGTCAGCTCCGACAGTTAAGTTACCACTAAAAGATTCTACTCTACCACTACCTCCTACTGTGCCTAACTCTGTATATGAACTTGATAAAGCATTTGTTCTTTGAACTCTAAATGCAGCGTCATTATCAGTTGTATTACTAGCTATAGCACTTCCAACAGTAATATCATTAGCTGTAGTATTCCCTCTATCTGTAACAGAGTCTAACGTATCAGTCTCGTTAGTAAGGAAGGAGCTGGTGTCTACACTAACCACACCATTAGCATCGGTCTTTAAGAAACCACCAGTAATAGCAGGTAGCGTTAACCCACCTCCGATAGTAAATGTACCTCCAGCTTGTGTAGTAATGATGTTCCCAGTAGATGTAATCAAGAATACATCTTGATCCGTAGGAGTAGTCAATCGTAAGTCTACATCAGACGAGATAGACAGCTCACTACCGTCATAAGTTATAAATGAATCACCGCTATTGTTTCCAATTCTTAGAATCGGTGTTGCTGTGTCTTTGAGATATAAACTTGATAATCCTGTACCCGATACACTACCGTCAATTACGATGTGTTCAAAGTCATCTAACCTAGATAGGAACTTCATATGTTAACGCATTTTATGCAAAGATACCAAAAAAGAAAGGAGCAACTCTCGTCACTCCTCTTGTATAGCTGTTGATGTCTAGCAGTTATTCTTGTGGTAAGTTACTAGTAATAAACTCTTTAGCTTCTGTGTTTGTCATCAGCGTGTAGCTTGGTGCAGTAAGACCGCTTCCTAATGCAATCAAAGAGCTTACCTCGCTGTTCTGCCAAGACACTTCCATCTCGTAGACTACGTACTCAACCTCATCTACAGTTACTGTAATAGGCTGTCCAAACTTGGTTGTGTTACGTTCTCCGTATTGCTCCCAAGTAGGATGATGGTTAATCGTCTCTGTGACTTCCATAGAAGCCTCGTCATAGACGTTCTCCGTCCAGTCGTATGTTGTTATCGCTGAAGGGAGTTCGTTGCTTATATCCGCTTTAGGGATGCTTATGTATACGTTGCCTCTCATTGTGGTTGATTGTTGTATTCTTGTTCGTACAAATCGTCTAGTCCGTAGAAGGTGTGTGCCTTTGTTGTAGGGTCACAGTAGATGCGGTATGCATCAAAGCCTTCTGCCTCTTCTTCATTCCATAGGATGTCTACAGAGTATTCTGTTTCAAACACAGCTTCAGTAACAATTGTATCAGGATCACCTTCAGCATAAACTGGAGGAGTAGTCATAATATGACCTATCTCTACAACAGTTGCTCCGTCAATGCGTGTAGCAGTCTCGCCATCAGGCATTTCTTCGCTAACCTCAATGGTAGCTTTTACTGTTTCCCAAGCTTCCTTGGATTCAAATTGATATTTTAGAAATCTTGCCATTATAGGGTTGTTAATGTTATTGCTTCTTCTGGTGTTAGTTGCTGGTCAAAGAACATAATCTCTTTAACTGCGTTACAGTTCTGCACAGGCTCAAAGTTAAAGTTGTTTATCTTAATAGGATTAGAAGTATGGTTTTCCGTAACAACCGCAACTCCGTTTAAGTACAACTTCCATTGACTAGCCGTCCAAGAAAATACCATTTTGTTATCTTGATCCACATTAAGCTGCACTGTTTCAGCTGATCCCGTGCTTCCATCGTGTACATTGTACCACATCCACTGCACTGTGCCTGTACCAAATTCTCCTCCAGCTGTGCTATCAGTAGAGTAAAAAGTAAACGACTCTCCAGAGTCGGTAGCGTCTTCCAGCCACATTGTTCTAGTGGAAGTTACACGTGAAGATGATCTAGGACGCATATTTAAATACACAGCACCTGAAGACTCACCGAAGATGTTGTTTGCTTGTAGGTCTGTAATGTATAAATCAGAACGTGGACGTGTTACAGTGGAAGCTTCTGTCTTTATATAACTAGTAGGCTCAAGACCTTCATAAGCAGTCCACTCTTCAAGTTGTCCTCCCCAGGCTAAAATACCTCCAGTTGGAACAGTGCAGGTTTCAAGTCTACCTCCATTTGCATCATCAATAAGAGCAGTGATAATACGACCATTTGAGTTTGTTGAAAAAGACTCCATTGTAACAAAAACACGATACCACCCATCGTTACCTACGGCTTCAATACCGTAAGCTAAAAATGCATCATAGTTATCTGAGAATGTTACAGTGCCGTCAATAATGTCAAAGTTTATACGGCTACCGTTAAAACCAGTAGACCCTGTCATTTGAATATATCTAGCTCCATTAGACTTCACATAAATGCTATGAGTATACCAACGATTATCTGTTATAACAGTATTCTGCATAAAGAAACAAGAATTGTTACTAGTTGCTTGATCTATTTTAACAGCGTTGATTAAACCCTCTGGTGATATTCCTGCATTTGGAGTTCTTACAGTACTACCCTGAGAAAAATCCCAACCATAAAAATTGTATGAATACGGATATCTATTCGTAGAACCAATCTCATACAACATATACGGACTACCATCTAACCATTCCACTAGTGGTACGTGAGTTGCTTGCTCTTTTACCTCGCCACAATCTGTAAGACGATTAGCAACAGAGTTTCTTCCGTAAGTAAACTTGCCTGCATCGGTCAATGGTTTCTCAGCCCAAAGCTCTCCAGCTTTATATGCTGACCCACCTGTTAAGATTAATGAAGCCTTGTCGTATATCTTACCCATTATAGTTCTTTTAATGCAGTTAATCTGTTGTTTGTAATAGTAGGAGACTCCCAAGTAAGGTCATTGCGATCCACTAACTCTTGGTAATCATCGTATGATGTGAGGGCTATACATTCAGCACTGTTTAAAGCGTCTGCCGAAAAGTACATCTCATCAATCATCATAGTACCGCCTTGAGGTCTAAAATAAATATAAGCTACATCATTCCAAGCTTGTGTAGAAGTTGAAACACTATTAGATTCTACGCCATTCAAAAAGAATGTGCCATTAGAATCATCATTTAGCCTCCATATAAACTTAGTCTTCTTTGAGTTTGCTATTGGTGTAGAACTAGTAATAACCTCACTACCCCAGCTATCTGCAAAACCAAATCTATTTTCATAAAAATAAGCACGACCATAATTTGATGCAGAACTTCTAATCCATATAGAGTCTGTGGCAGTATCATCATCAGCACTAAGGTCAATCATAAACGTACCCTTAACTTGCTTAAACATATTGCTAAGAGTAGTTATTTGCATTTGCTCTAATCCTCTAGATGCTGTTGATCCTGTAGTCTTAATAAGACTTGTAGGGAATGGTGATGGCTCTGCTTGTAACCCATATATGTATATACCCTCGCCACTAGTAGATGCTGCATCGTAATAGTTTGCAAGAGGATATTGAGTTGGACTTATATAAACAGAATCAGAAGATGTTTGAGTTGATGTCCAGGTCATCCAAACACGATACCATCCATTACCTACATCTTTAATACCATATGTAGTATCTGATGCATTACCTACAATTTTACCTTGGCTAAGATCAACTTTAATTCCTGCACTACCATAATGGTGAAATTGAAAACTAGGATACTCCCCAGCTTTTGCATATATAGAAACCGTGTATTGTGTTCCATTCGTAGCTGCAAAAGATGTGCTTAAATAAGCAGGGTTAGCAGTAGAAGAGTTTATATTCACTTTTACGCCTTTCCCCGATAACGCATCTGGAGAGTCTTGATTATCAATAGTTATTACACGAGTCTTACTAAGACTACCTAAATTCATCCCATTAGATATTCTATTTGTTCTAGAGTCTTCTAAAAGCAAATGAGGACATTTTGTAAGGTCAGAGGGATCATAGTTTATACGTGGAATTCCACCAGACACCTCTTCAATCTTACCGTCTTCGTTGTACCGTGTAGCAACTCCAGTACGTGTGAAAGTAAAGTCTTCACCACGAAAGCTATATGCTTTACCTGACTTAACCCTAGAGGGTTTGAATATTAAACACGCTTTATCTTTTAATGACATATTACTTCTTGTCTAATTCAGTTAGGTAATTCACTAAACAGCTGTGTGCTTCTACTGTAGCACCATCACTAGCTGTTCTCTCAATGTAAGCATCAAGCTCTGAAGCAACCTTAGTACCTCCAAAGGTAGAAGCCTTCTCGTTAAAGTTATCTGCTACTTGATCCGCTGTAAGGGCGTAGTTGTATACTCTTGCGTTTGCAATTTGACCATATAGCCATTGTTCTCCATCAGATGGGGCATAGCCAATCCTTAGTGGCGAACTGTTTGTTGAAACAGTCCAAGAATTAGTAAAGGAATTTTGCAGTGAACCATTGATATATATTTTTTGACTACTTGGCTCAATAACAGCTACAATGTGTTGATAGCTTCCATCGGTGAAATTAAAAGCAGAAAAAACACCTCCAATACCAATATAGCCTCCATTTGCCGAATTTGTTGAATACACACGAAGTGTAAATCCAGAAGCTCCATTTGACCCTGTGGCTTTATCAAAAATTGGCATATATCTATTACTTGAACTTAACTCGCCCGTATTGTTATATACCCAAGCCTCTATTGTCATTGGAATGACGGTATCAGTACTCGCATTATCCTGAACCTCTGCCCACGAATTCCCATCAAAGTTATAAGCACCTGATGCACGAGGGTTAGATATAGTGTTACCAAACACGTCTTTACCAGGTGTTGAGCCTTCTTGGATTAATACAGGAGATGTTTGAGCTGTTGCTTCAGTGCGGATATAAGGAGATGGCTGACTTGTAGGACTAGAAGCATAATTAGCACCCCATATATACAGGTAATCAGTGCCATTACCTGTGTATTGAACTACTGAATCTGAAGTATTTGGAGAAATACCTACAGTAAAATTACCACTTGAGCTTGACGCTGTATACCTTGCCCAAAATCTAAACCAACCGTTTCCTGCATTTTCAGAACCATAAGATTCGTATGCGTTATAACTATTACCAGCAGCGTGACCTATATAAGTTCCGTCATTTAAATTCCACTTAGCTATTCTACTTCCATTACCCTGATAAAAATATATACCATTAATACCTTCTCCTTTTTTAGCGTAAATAGAAACCTCATACAATACCCCCGAAGTTGTTGTCACACTTTTTAATAGTGAATCGTGGTACGCATTGCTTGAATTTACTGTAGACTTATCAGCAGTAAATGTTTCATTAGGGGCATTAGTTTGGTCAGCGGTAATACTAGTATTTCCATATGACCAGCCAGTTTCAAAAGACTCACTGTAGGATAAAAGGTTTGTTCCTTTATTCCAATCCATTAAAGCGGTCTGAGGTAACGGTTCTGGAAGTCGTGTTACCCAAGTAGCACCATTAATAGTACCGTTGTAGTAGTTAGGTACAACCTCTTTAACAGATACGTTGTCTACAGTAGCTGAAGAGTTTGAACTATATCCGTGTTTAAACTTTAGACTACTGCTACCGCTGCCGTAATACATATCGTATACAAACGTACCGTTACCTAAAGGAACAGCTTGTTGTGTATTTCCTAGGTTCACGAAGATGTTGAATGCTGTTGAGGTATAGTCAAACTTGACTCGGTAGAATTTTCCTACCTCTAAGTCTAGCGGTTGCTCTACAAATGATCCTGAGAGTGGGGCGTTAGTCCATATAGCCTTACCTCCTGCAATCTCTACGGTAGAGGAATCTGTAGTTCCCCACTTCTGACAAGTCTCGTCAAATCCTGCGTTAGAGATAAGCTCTGTGCCTATAGCGTTTGCGTTTGCATTATATACATATGACCCAGCACCTTCCGTCATTGGTAGGTGTAGCACAAGGCTTGTAGCATCTACTCCTGTAGGTACAGCTTGTTCTGGGTTATCGTATAGTTCGGCTACTTGTTCTGCGGTAAGGGCTACATTAAATAATCTTATGTTTGAAAGATTACCAGCATAAAATTGACTACTATTATCAGCTCCTATAGAGAGATCTTGATTACTAATGTCGTGAACAGTAAAAGTTGTACTGTCTAATGTTTGAGAAACGCCATCAATATAAATAACCACATTATTGTTTCCGTTGTAAGTAATGACAACGTGATGCCATTTATTATCATTAAAAGTATCAACAGTAGTAACTCCATTAACACCGTCATAGGTGTTAATCTTACCATTAAAAACCGTAGAGTTAAAATAATTTCCCCCGCTATTTATTTGCCAAACCCTTTCGTTACTGCTTATTGATGTTTTAAAATAATATGATAAAGTACGGGTACTTCCACTTACAGTAAATCCGCTGACAATTATTTCATCATTCACCCCATCAAAGCTCAACCCCTTACCAGAGTATATAGAAGCTCTATTAGAACCTAAGTCTGAACCATCCGTTGTTCTTGGAAGAACTGGTTTGTTATATGGTGTTGCTATTGCTGCCATTAGCTTACTGTTCCGTTTGTTGCGTTACCTGTCTTATCACTAAGGATGGTTGCACCTCCATCATATTCAAACCACATCATCAGACCTTTAGTCTCAGTTGCGGTTAATTCATCGTAAGACTTCATCATTATTGAACGTATTTCTTCTGGAGAAAGAGATCTATCGTAAAAAGACACATTAGCCAAAGATCCAGCTAGAGTGTTTACATATCCATTGTAATACATACCTCCAAGATGTATGTAGTTTTGAGATCCATCGGTGTTATATGTGTCCATCAAGTTTACTCCAGAGCTGTTTGCAAAATTCATCGCTTTGACTTGACCATTTACATAAACTTCATAATACTCATCTGATCTTCCGTAATTGCTAAAAGCGATGTGATACCATTGACCACCATTTAATTTACTACCATCAAGATAATTAGAAGCAACCATACTTCTTGTCAATCCTTGATATGCATATACAGTAATTACCTCATCACTTCTTGCACCTGTAGCATCACCAAACTTTAATCCATTAGGCTGTTGCGTTCCGAAACACCAAGCTTCACGAGCAGTTCCGTTTCCAGTGACATCATCTTTTAAATAGTACCAACCAGCAGATGCCTTAATTGTAAACTTTGGAACTTCAAATGAAATAATATCCCCATCAGCATTAAACGATGCACTCCCTGTTGTAGGACTCTTCAACGCTTCTACGCTAGGGCTTAGATCAACGACAGAGCCACCAACCTTTGTTACATAGCTGGCAGCACTCGTTATCGCCTGTGCAATAGTCTCCCCAGCCTTTAAAGCTTGGGCAAGTAAATAACCTAAATACGGCATTAGCCTACTCTTTGAATGATTACTCTATAATCTGTTCCAATACCAGCACCAAAGCGCAAAGTAACGGCATTTGTATCTGTTGCCTCTACATCACACATCACATATGCAAATGGAGAGCTTGTTTCTCTTAGTTGTACAACTACATCCTGGCTTCCTAAGCTGTGCGTTACCGTTACACTAGCCGCAGCTGTAATGTCCGCAGCGTAGCCTTTACTATCGTAGTGAGCCTCAAGAGCCGCAGGAGTGACAGCACGTGTAGTATCCGTCCCTGCAATAGCTTCAGCATCAGTAGCAAGCTCTACAACCCCTTTATTAGTATCACTAGCTTCTTCAGCTGCGATGGTTACTGTTGATCCGCTACCTGAAGTATTGATGCCCTCACCAGCGGTGAATGTCAACTCACCAGCAGAAGGACTAGCACTACCGCTTTCCGTAGCGATGTTAATCAAGTCTAAGATATCCGAAGCGTCAACCTTCTTAACGACACCTGAGTCTGAAACCAACAGCTGATTATCGTCCGCAGCAGTGATATCATCAATGCTACCGATATGTAACTTCTGGTCTACCGTACTCCAGTAGTCCGAGCCTTCATTCCAAATGAACTGTACGTTAGACTCAGTACCACGCTCAATCTCAATACCTGCGTCCTGTGAAGGAGCAGCATCACCCGCAAGATTACTATTCAATAGAATAATATTATCCGCTAAGTTGATGGTCTCTGTGTTGACTGTAGTCGTTGTACCAGTTACAGTAAGGTCAGCAGTAATGGTTACCGTAGTACCATCGTCCGTGATACTTGAGTCTGTAAACTGACCGTTCCCATTATCCCACTTTAGGATGGTGTTGTCGGTAAAGTTAGCGTTGTTCTTTAACGCTAGAGATACAGCTCCGTCAGTACCACCACCAGATAAACCAGTGGAAGCAGTAACAGCTGTGATATCCCCCTTCATACTTTGCCATACAGGACCAACTTCATTAATACACACATACACCTCGGTAGAGGTAGTGTCGTAGTAGATCTGACCCTCCTTAGGATTAGAAGGTGCTGAAGCAAGATTATGAACGACTACGTTCTGAATCTCGTTCTTACTGAGGTTTATACTTGATAGGTACTTAATAGCCATAGTTAGTTAAAATATGCTTTGCCTGAGAACGCTCCGACAAAAGTTAGGGTTACTGTGTTATCGTCTATATATCTAATTTCTCCGTGTACTACATCTTCAGCAGAGTCAACAACTACAACAGCTGGGCGTTTACCTAGGTTGTGAGAAGCTGTCCATTCCGCAGAAGGAGTATCCTGCACGTGAACGTAGTTCTTATCACCACCACCCTTGAGACCAGTAATCCCTACAGTGTTCTGAGCAGGCTGTTTAGCAATAGTAGTTTTATTGTAACCACTTTGTGTGATGGTTACACTAATGCTCTCTTGGTTTTTTACGGTTATATTACTCACTTACGTCTTCGTTCACTTTAAAGATTCCGTACATCCAAGTAATGACTGTAGCACCTTGAGAGGACTGTAGGTCATACACATAAATACCACCCTCTATCGTAGCCATGGTGTTTGATGAAGCGGTAATAGTTAGCAGTCCGTTGTTGTCTCCAGTAAAACCAAAGTCATTAGCGGTATCGTCATTAGAGTCTCCATCAAGTAAGGCTGATCCAGATGTGTCTGACTCACGTACTTGCATCATCCACTCGTAACCATCCGATAGATCAATGGCAACTCCGTCCTCATCTTTAAATGTTAGTTCTAGAGTAAAACTATCTCCACGTCTTGTGGTGATATCTACCCTGTTTGCTATGTCTAAGTTTATGCTGGTTGCCATATTGCAAATTTACTAAATCATTGATTACCAAATAGTTGACTCATCATGTCTGAACCGTCTTCTAACTCCCCTCTTTTACCCTGTCTCTGAGAAATCATTTTAGATTGTTCAACAGCTTGTTTTTTAACACGCTCGTCTTTACGGTCTTCTTTTTTGGTTTCTAGACCGTTTCTAAAGTTTCTTTCCTGGGCCTTTTCCATCTGAATGACAGATGCTTTTGCTCCTTCTAGCTGACCCTTTAATTGGTACTCTAGTTGTAGGAGTTGGGCTTTAGACTGGGTTTCAGCCTGGATCTCTGCAAGTTTAGCTTGAGTCTGAGCTTGAAGCTCCTGCAGCTTGCCCTGGCTTGCCGCCATTGCTGTTTGCTGGTTCATCTGAGCCTGCATCTGAGAGTTCTGCTGTGCAATCATCTGCTGCTGTCTCATGCGCTTCTTGCGTCTGATAATCAATAGGCGTTCAGCCTGATCAACATCTTTAAGCTGTCGTACAGCTATTGCGTCTTCTAAGTCGATCTCTTTTTGAGCTAGTGCTACTTGAATGTTTTGCTCTAGGTATGCTTTCTCTGTATCGTCCATCTCAGTCTGAATCTTCACACCGAAATTGTACATAGGCAGCTCGCTGAAAGAAGAAAGCACAGCCATGTTAGACTTACCTATAGCTCGCTCGTAAGCCTGGTATAAAACAGATTGAACAGGAAGGATCTGAAGACACTTAACGATATCCTCACATACTCTACTGTATAGGTAGATCGCTGCATTAGTAATATCATAGATAGCGTTGTTACCAGCTGCCATAGCTTGCTGACGAACACCAACCAGTTGCTCTCCTTTTGGAGATGTTCCATCCATTACTTCGTTAATACCTGTCGTATCACGTATAAGACGGAGATTATGGTTGTAGATAGCAATAAGCTCATTGATATTCCTAATGCTATTATCCAGACTCCTAACTGGAGGGTTCTGGAATCCACCTTCTGGATTTTTTGAGCGATAGTAGAATACACCTGTTTGTTCATATATATCCTGAATGTCTAGCGGCTGTAGTTCTCCGCCTTTACCTAATTGAACGTTTTCAAGTCCCTCGATGTCTACAATCAAACCGTCTGGTTTGGCCTTAGCAATAGCTTGCTGTAATTTCAAATGAGACAGTTGTAGCTGATCCGCAAAACCAATTACAGAACCTACAAGTGATTTAGGCATCATTCTGCGTAGGTTTGTAGAAACCACAGAGTATGAAAGTCTAGCACGTGTTAAGTCGTGTGCGTTTTTAGGGATGTTCTTTTTTTGACCGTAGTCAAACATATGATCTGTTCCAACGATATAGCTTCCGCCAAATACAGTTTGGATGCTCATGTGCTTAGGCTGTCTGTCGTATACAGACTCGCGAGGGGGGTTGTAGTCAAACCCTTTGTAGTATAGGTTTTTATTACCGAATCTAGACTCCTTCTCCTCGAACATCATGTCGTCTGTAGAAAGGAACTCAAAATCCATTACCTCTACGATAAACTCATCGTACCCGTATGTTGTACGGTCCAAAGTTTCGTCATAGTACTTGTATGATAGCTTATCTGCACGGTTCTGGTACTTGTTCTTTACCTTCTGTGCGATCATCTCATACTGCTCTTCTGTAAGCTCATCACGAGCAATACGCTTAAGCTCAGAGATGCTAATCTTCTTGATGTGTCCTGCATACATGAGGTCGCTAAATGTAGGGTCCTCGGTGTAGCTATGGAAGAAGTATGCTGGATCGATGTATTCCTCGGTGATTCCATAGTTAGGATCGTTGTTTCTTTTTACAACGCCCATGCCACAGATTACCAAGTCGTTTACCGCTCTTCTGTATACACGCTGATCAAAGTCATTCCACTCTAGTGTAATATTTGTTCCGATCTGTGCTGCTATCTCTGCAGATGTTTTAATGCTGGCATCCATGAAGATTTCAGCTTCTTCTGGAGTCTCTGGAATTGCACTGGTGTCGATTCCCGTTTTTACGCCCTGGTTGTTCAGGGCTTCGATCATCTTCTTGTTCTTTACCTCAAACATCTTCTCAGCACGTTTACGATCCTTCTCAGACTGAGATAGTGGGTCGATAGCGTTGAGGTTTGGATAAGGCTTTCTTGATAGAATATTGTTTACTACGATCTTTACAAACTTAGGGACGATAGGCACTGGAGACCAGTCAAGGTTTAGCAACGTACCGTCCCCGTTGTTCGGATCTAAAGAATTTAGAATCTGTTTATAGATAGAAGTATCTTGTGTACCATTCGCGTAGTCGCGGTTGGTTTCAAAGTCTTTAAGTCTACGTCTGAATAAACTTCGTTCATCGTCAGACTGACCCCACTGCTTTTCAATAGCCTTGGCGTATTTTAGACCATAAGACTTATTCGTCTTTTGAGAATAGTGTGAAAAGGGATCGGGAAAGTTACCGTACTTTCCTCTGTCATTATCATTATTGTACATAGCGTTTCGCAGAATACTTCCTCGCAAAGATACAAAATTAAACTACTGCGAATCAGCGTCTTATCTCGTTGTTGTATCTGCGGAAGAATTTCTTGTCGTCAAAGGCAGACAACTTCTTTTCTTCTTTGTATTTCTGCGCTGCTAGTAGCGCTAGACCCGAACTAATCGTAAGGTCATACTTAGTACGGTTGTCTATTTTATAGCCGATCCAGTCTTCCAGCGTGCGGTCAAAATACATGTTACCCATCTCGCCAGTTTCATTGTTTATCCCTACGTATTCCTCTATGTAAGCTTCTATAGCATGTGCGTGAGCCTGGATAACGTCTTGAGAGTTAGAGGGTATCCCCCTGGTCTTCACGTTCATTGATCCAGGAGTCTTCAAATGCTCTGGACGCTTCATCACGTACTCTTCGTAACCCCTTGATTCAAAGTGCCTTACGATGCCGTACTTGTTGTTCTCGATTAACAGTGGATAGCCGTAAAATACAGCAGCCATAAGTACATCCTCGTAGAATATACGTGCCAGAGGAGGTCTTGATGCATACTCTGCAACAAACATATTGGGTGGGGCAGCCATGCTAAATTTATTGTACAGGTGACATGCACCTTTAGACCCTCTGTTATCTGTGGTGGAGTCTAGGTCATAGCTATCGACACCTCCAACCCCTATGTGGTCGTTCGCGGGGTGCTTCTTGTTGTACTTGATTACGTACTTATTCCTATCCTCTTGCTTAGGCATCCAAGATATTCTCCAGCGTCCTTGTGGGTTTGGGCTGAATACAACCTCGGTGTCACTTGCACCATCCTTCCAGCTAAAGTTTCCTCTAACGACTGGGTTTGGATAAAGCTCTTGATTGTACTGGACCTGCTCGTATATCTTTCCAATATTAAATGTAGATCCCTCGATGCTGTCGCGCATTGCTTCGTCAACGGTAAAGGGGAACTGACGTATAAATTCGTTTAGCTCACGGGCATCGTTCTTTAGTGCATCACGCTCATTCTTTAAGTACGTCTTCGCGCCAATATCGACATAATCCCCATCAATCGTTTTAATTGGTTTCTCGGGATCTTCCACGATGGGGTTTCCATACTTGTCAAAGAAACCTTCCAGGGCTTCGTAGGCTGGTACAAAAAGTCTATAAAGGCCAGTCTTTGTTCTTCCGTTGGCGTTTCTGTCGTCTGGGTCTGAGTCTCTCCAAAGCTCCTTATACTGGTTACCACCCTTGTCCATAGGGTTGACAGTAGACCCCATAAGGCACTTCCCGATGATCTTTCGCCCAACAATAAGACAGGTACGCTCGATACGCCATGCTTCTCTAATGTCCGTAGGTTTCTCCCATTTACCGCTTTCATCTAAATAAAGTATGTGAAGCTTTTCACCATCGTATGCGTTATTCGTGGTGTTCTTCCAGTTGATAATAGTATTAAGAGCCTCTCCCTTGTTTGAGGTCTTGTTCTTTTTAGTAATACGCTTTGACGGCTCACGAAATGCAAGCTCCATACGTGGATTGGTAGTACCGTCTTGAATAGGCTTGAAGAAAAATGGATAAGACTTAAACATAGGAACCACCTTTTTCATAAAGATGTTCTCCTGTGCATCCTTACCTGTTTTAGACTGTATACCCAACAGCTTGTCTTTCACCTGAGTACCCTCGTCTACTAGTATCGCTGCAGATATATTGGTGTATCCAGAACGTCTACACTTAGTGTACATCTGCCCTATAGATCTTGGGTCATACTCACATGCGGCAAAGTGGATGAATAGCCTTCTTTGAAACTCCAGGTAAGACGCATATCCGATATCCATCTTACTCCATTGTAGCATCATATAGTGTCGCCCTGTAATGTAGATGCGTTCACCGTTATTAAAGAACCAAACACCTTCACGCCTGCGCTTAAACTCCTGCTCGATATATGGAGAAAAACGTTTTTTGAAGTCGGATGGCATTTCGTACCACTCGTCCATAGAGCGAATCCTTTGCAGTTCTGCTGGCACAGGAAGTCTTTGCCACATTTGCATATCCAACTTACTTCCATAGTTGAGGATTTCTTTGTCTGGTGGCGCTTCTGGGAGCTGAATATCAAGCCCACCGACCTGTATGACCTCGCCACCCGTATCGTTGGGACATATGTTGATAACGTAGTTATCGTACCCATCCACTTGTTTAAGTCCTGCCATTTAATTTTATTTTATTCCCAGTAGAGAAATCTCCACTTACTTTGAGAATCGCTCTGCGAATCCTCCTGAGTAGTCTTGCTCTTCTTCAATTCCTCCTGTTTCCTTAAGTTCTCTAACCATTTGTTCGAGTCGCTGGTATTCAATAAGGAGTTCTTTTGCATCTGTAGCTGTTTGTTTTATACTCTGTAGTTCTGCCTTGCGTTGAGAACCAGATAGTTCTGCATCCACAGGTTTTCTTATTTCATCAATCATGTTATTGATTGCGATCTCCATAGATGCCAACAGTCTCGTTGACGCTTCTACTGTATTAAAGCTGTTCTTCTTCCTTGACATAGACTAGCTCTGATGTTCTCATTCGGTACACTGATGTACCGTCTATGAGTTCCATTTTATATTCTGAATTTTTCGTATAGCCCACCAGATCACCAGGCTTCGTTCCAATCCATTCTGAATCTTGGGGTAGGGTGAGTAGTTCGCCCTCCAGTTTAGGTTCTTCTGCGAGCTTAAGAACAATGCCAGAAGAAGTTGTTTCCTCTTTCGGCTTATCAGGGGGTAAAACGAAACACCAGTCACCAAGCATAGTAATATCACCAGCTTCATCTTCGACTGCGATAGCGTGATTGCTATATCCTCCGTTGGGGTCATAATTAACCATGTATAGGTTTTCTCCAAGATCATAGGCTTGCTCCATTACTACGTGGTGGTGAAAATAAAGTACCTGGCCGACAGCTGCGCCACGGTAACTTACGGGGGGAGAGACTATTTGTCCGTAATTGTATCGGTGTTCAAACTCGTTGAACTTTGTGATGAGCTTAAGAGTTGTCTCATCGGACAACTTTATCTCGTCTTTAAACTTCTTGTCTATCCTTACGATGAAATGTTTTAACGGTCTCATATCAATCAAAATTTAAATCGTACTCGAGTATACACGGCATATCGTCAATGGCTTTCCATAGCATTGTGCCTTCCTCGTTCTCGATATAAATCAGATACCGTTTTTTTCCGTGATGGTGTAAATGCGCCTCGTCTTGAACAATTGCGCTTACTTTTCCTGCCCCTGCGCGCATGCCTACATAATAAGCCATGGCATCCTTCGGGTCTCTTCCGATGATAATTTTTCTAATCATTTTAATTTAATTGTAAAGAGGTGGATTTAATTTACGTCCCCATCTCTTTTTGATAAGTTGATCCAGTAGTCTATGCTTGACTGTTCCGATTTCTTCTCTTCACGTACTTGTTCCGTATATGCTTCGACACAGTAAGACAGTAGGTCATCGAGTTCTTCATCGTCAGACACAGAGAAAGAAGACAACAGACTCATGTTTGCACGTTCGTCACCGTCCTCGTCTACATACGAGCTTTCCATGTCTAAGAATCCTATGGCGATGCAAGAAAGAAACTCGTCTTCCATCTCGTACTTCTTCACCACAGCATTTATAGCCAGGATAAGATCCTGGATCTCTAGGATCGCTTCTTTTTGCTTTTCAGTCATTAGTCTAATTTAGTTAAAATAAATGTTGATGCAGTCAATAGTGCAGCTCCGCCAGAAGCGTTCATGCTTACCTGGTAGTAGATATCCTCATCTGTATCTGCGT